ACTTTAATGGTAACACTTCGCAAGGTACAATTGCAGGTAATCCATACTTTCAATTAGGCACGGCGGCAGGTACGGGAGCAGCAGCAAATTTCACACGTGCAACAACGGGTGTGATTGCTCGATTTATTACCAATGTAGGCAGTCCTAACCATCTTATCATTCCTTCAGGTGTATGGACTATCGATGTGTACCTAAGTGAAACAGGTGGCGGTTCAAACAACGCAGAGATACTAGCCAAGCTATACACATACAACGGCACAAGCTTCACACTTATTGGTACTTCGCCCGTTGAGCAAATAACCAACGGCAACGTAATAGACTTGTACACGTTTGGGATTTCAGTACCTAATACGGTCACGGCTGCAACCGACCGCGTTCATATTGAATTCGATATTCAGAACACGAATGGTAAAACCGTAACGCTCTACACAGAGGCAAGTCGCATAGGTGAAGTGCATACTACATATGCAATCGGAATTAGTTCTTTGAATGGCTTAACTGAAAGCACACAAAACTTTGCAGTAGGCACGACAGGAACTGACTTTGCAATAAGTAGCACAGGAAGCACGCACACGTTCAACCTGCCTACTGCAAGTGCGGCCAATCGTGGTGCATTGAGCAGCGCAGATTGGACCACCTTCAATGGCAAGCAGAACAGCATCGGACTAACTACGGTTGGAACTAACCTTGCAACGCTAACGAATCCAAGTGCTGTGCGATTCCTGCGCATCAATGCGGACAATACTGTGACCGCGAGAACGGCGGCTGAAATGGTGAGCGATTTAGCAATCACATCCAGTTCTAATTCTATTCTTTATCAGTTCGCAAATGGCGATACGTTGGCTGCGAGTGCTACTCGATACGGTGCTTTGTTTGGTGGCTCGGCTAACCATAACGCATCGGACAACGTGCGTAGAACCCCAATGATAACGAACGGCACGCTAACTCGATTGTATGTAATGACAAGCACAGCGCAACCCGCCACAGGTTCACTTGTTTGCACGGTGCGAAAAAATAGTGTTGACCAAGCATTGACTATAACTATTGCGGCAGGTTCAGCGGCGGGTGTGTTTAGTGATTTGGTTAACTCAGTAAGCGTTGTAGCTGGTGACCAGATGGGTATGAAGTTCCTAAACAACGCAACAGGAACAAGCGCAGGTATATTAAACAACCAAGTATTATTAACGATATGACATACACTTTTGATGGTCAAAATTTTGTGGTGGATAACAACGGGAGCGTTGTGATATTCAAGTGCGGTGCTGACAATGTCGAGCCAACAGAAAACGAAGATGGCTCATTGACATGGCCTACTATTAACGATGCTGCACAAACTAACCGCAACCGCGTAAGCGAGGCGCTAATTGACCCAATCAAGGCAACTCGATTTGCTCAACTATTAATTGCAAATGCATCAACAGCATACACCATCTTCTTGACTGAGATACCATGAGCGATGCGTTTGAGGACATATTAAACGAGTACGCGGTTGCTGTTATAGAACGGGCGCAATCTAACCTACGTATCAAACGTAGGGTGCGGGGCAAGACGGTTAATCGTGTTGCATCCGGGCGTTTGCTTAACTCGCTATACTATAACCTTAAGATACGCTACAACAAACCGACCATTGACTTCACGGTGAGCAATGATGCAGCGGGACAATATGCAGATGTGATTGAGTTTGGTAGAAGACCCGGTGCGAAGATGCCACCTATTAAACCTATTGAGGACTGGATACGCATCAAACGTTTAAAGCTTCGCAATCGACAAGGTGAATTCATTAAGTCAACCGAGAGCAACATAAAGAGCGCAGCATTTGCAATCGCTAAAAGCATAGGCAAGAATGGAATTGAAGGCATCAACTATTACAGCGAAGCAATAGACGATACATGGGACGAGTATAAAGACAGGCTAATGGATAGCTACATAAAAAGCATAGAGAACCGATTACTACTAAATAAAAGATAATGGCAATAACAATAGAAGACCAGCCATACAAGTGGGCCATACGTGGTCAAAAGCTAATGATCATTGCAATCAGTGACGAGATATCTAATCCGGGCTTTCGTTACGGTGTTGAAGTTACAATAGAAGGTAAGCTATATACCTTTTATGTATCGGCCGCTCCCGATGATAGGTTGTACTTTGACCTTTCGCCACTTGTTGATGATATGCGCAATGTGCTTGGTACTAATTCACACTATGCAACAGATGATACGGTTGATGATAACAGCAAGTTGGACATGAGCTTTACGCTTAGTGAAAACTGGATAGTGGATGGGGTGCTTACAGTCAATCTCGGCAGCGCTGTTGTAGGTGAAGCAATGATAGCAATCAATGGTTACTTTCAAGTAATAGATGGTTACAAACCAAACGTGCTCACAGGCTCGACAAAAGTTCAGCGGTCGCTCACATCCTTTACCGCGAGCCTACCAATGTCCGATAGGTTCGGGGGCATGCACGTTAACAAGTATCAAAGTTCATGGGGCTTTGGTAGTAGTAATAACATTATTTGGATTCCTGTATTTGAAAGTGATTATGGCTTGTTATCCATACCGGGCAATGACACGTACTTAACCAATAACGTAGTCGATACTTATCGAATCAGCATGTTTCCCGCAACAGGTTCTTCAGTGGTGGAAACACTTTCATTAAACGGATATGATATTGAAGGTTTGCCAGTGTATCCTGCCAACCTTAACGACTTTACCACGTTAACTGTTAAGCCTTCGTTGTTTCCAAATTGGCGTTGTTACACAGTTGCTGTATTGAACGGCATAAACCAAAAAAGCAAAAGCTTTGTATTCTACAATGCGGGGGTGTATGGTCAACGCGATTGCAATTACTACAACATGCGTCTAGCGTTTGTCAATAGCAAAGGCGGGTGGGACTACTTTAACTTCATTAAGAAGTCAGAAACAACTGATGAAATAGAACGCAAGAAGTTTAGACGTGTGTTGTTCAATGGTACAACTGAAGTTTTCAAAGCTACCGACCGAGGATTGCAAGAACGCAGGAACTTAGTGCAACAGGTTATCACAATCACAAGTGACTTCATTAGTGAGGGCGAGTTTCAATTCCTGCGCTCGTTACTTGTAAGCAATCAAGTTGAATGGCTAACACAGGACGCAGGTGAAGACATCTCAATACCTGTGAACCTTGACGATACATCGTATGTGGAAAAGAACACACGTGATGGCAAGCTGTATAACGTAACTTTAAAGATGCGAATCGCAAACGAATACTGGACATAACATGAACGGAGAAGTACAACTGATAGTAAGAAGTGGTAGTGGCGAAATCCAAGTATATAGCCAAAGCAATGTTGCAACCTTAGGTGGTGTTGGCTCGTTGCGCCTTGTTGTGCCTGCGTTTCCTAATCAGTCCACCATCGTTGGCACATCGGTAACACTTAAGAATTCACTTGGTCAAACCAATATTCGTATTTGTAATTCGATTCAACCCGATACACCAACACCCGGATTAACGCGCCTGAATTTTAACAGCGGATTTAGTTTCGACTTTAGGTTATCAGCAGGCGGTTACTTTGATTGGGGGTCTGAAACCGAGGCATATCTTGACTTGTTTGAAAACGAAAGCATCAGCCAAAACTGGAAGTTCCAAGACCTTAACAACTTTACTTCACAAGGTGCATTCAGTCGTGAGTTTCGTGTGCCTTATAGTTACAATAATCAGCAAGCACTAGGTGCGCTGTTTGATGTTAACGCGGCAGGTGGGTTAGAAAACTACTTTCACTACAAACTACCTGCTGAAATCCGCGTTGATACGTTGCCAATCGCAGCGGGTTACGTGCGCGTGCGTAAAGTGTACAAGCAACAGAACAGAATCAATGAAGTTGAGATAGCGTTTTATGCTGAGACACCTGACCTTGTGCGCAACATCGGCGAAAAGAAGCTTCAGGATTTGGGTGCGTTGACCTCATTGGATGAAACGGTAGAATATAACAACGTTATAACACCAAGTGCCGACCGTATATGGACGATTTTGGATCGTGGTCAGTTATGGAGTGAAGGTGGTGAGGAAGGTACACAGTCTTTGCTTGATTCTACATACCCAGTCTATGCATCTGATTTAACACCTGCTCTAAGTTGGTGGTATTTGTTTAAGAATATTGTAACCGAGGCGGGGTTTGAACTTGCGGCGGGCACACTTGAAACAATACTAACTACGTACTGGATGCCTTGGTGCAATAACGGAGCATTGCAAGGCAGTGACATAGCAGGTGCACAGGGTTTGTTGGTTGAGTTATCGGCCCAACAACAATACTTCTTTCCATTTGAATTTGACAATATTGTATTTGACAATGCGGGAAGTAGTTATAATGCAACCACGTTTGAATACACCGCACCATTTGCGGGGTTATATTCATTCGCGTGGACTTTAATAATTGACGTTCCTGTGGGTGGGGGTACGTTTCAAATAAGGTCAACCCTTAACGGAGTATTGCAACCTGCTATAAATGATGGTATAGTTTTCAATGAGGGAATTAATACTTGGCAAACCAGTAAGTTTATACTGCTAAACGCAGGAGATACAATTAGCTTTTCAGGAGCAGGTACAACAACCAACGTTTTAGGTTTAACCTTTTGTTTTTTAGAACCGGGCAGTAACTTTAGAATGGAGTACGCGCTGTTAAGTTTTGGTCAAACTATTTTCTACAATCAGAACGCACCCGATATGCGCCAAATTGATTTAGTCACTGACGTAATCA